AGTTTTACGATAATGATTAAAAATAACAGCCCCTACTTTAGTAGATGGATCTTTAGAAAATGTGGAGATTAATTTAGCCATACGAATCATACGACTTTCCCACTTCATAGCAGGACGGGAATCTTTCATTGTAGCTCCTTATTTTAGTATTCTGGAATTAAGGCAGTAATAGGACAGAGGGAGATAAATGTCAAATTACTGCCCTAACTTCAAAATAAAATGCCCCCATTGCGATGGGGGACTAGTATTTTATAACTCTTCAGTTAAAATAGGCCCTATCAAGGAGGTTCTCTGCCGCATAAGGACGGCACAAATAGTCCTATTCCGCAGCAGATACTAGATACAGAGGGGCTCTAATGCTGCGATACCCTTCTGTATCATATAGTTATCTGCGGGAAGTTCAACTATTTATAATACTCATGTAAACGATTTACTACATTTTGCAAATTGTTATCTATATACGTCTCCGTCATTGACCACATTCCCATTGGGGCACGGATCCGTTCGTTAATTGTATCTTTAGTTAATCGGGTTTGAAATACGTATTTAAACCCATTAATTTTATCTTCTTCTGTAATAGCAAATAGTGGAGAATTAGCATTTACATCAGTAAATTTAGATAATGCCAATTTCTTAGTTGAGATTACATTTGTAAAATAACTCTCAATACCGTTATTCATGAGAGATCCTTTTACTTTTACGATCGACTCCTTAACCATTTCAGACTCATTCATAATATCTGCAGTATGGCCTAGGAATATCACATTTTTAGAGGATCTAGCTACGCACTGAGACATCAATAATTTAAAATATTGAGAATACCCTCCCCATGCCTGCATAGTTAATTTAGGATCCGCAGTTAGAACTTTAGTGGATTCATATAAATCCATCATATACGTAAGAGTATCTATTACGATCGTATGTACATCTGCCATCTTTTCAGCTTCTTCAAAGGCTTGATAGATTTGATTTGTGTCTACAATAGTCAGTTCTTTAAATTTAGCTTTAAATGGTAATTTCTTTCCATTCTCGCAATTTAAATAAATTACTCCTTCAGGGTTAATCATATCCATTAAGCTAGCTGATTTACCGGTAGCTGATTTTCCGGATACGAGAATTAAATGATCATTTGTCATGATATTCCTTATTTACAATAGTTTTGAACCATCCGATTACCAGCACTTAATGCATTGGCAATGGTGGAATATGTCTTCTGAGATTGTACTGAAGTATTAGGAGTAAAGTGTACAGTATACCTGTACACCCAATCCTTTTTACGTTGGTGGGATTCACCAAAGAAATTTCTTACAGCTCCAGGTTTAATTTCACGAATAAAATTTATCTCTGGAGGGTTGTTTGCTTTCATACCCATATTACACCTTAGTCTCCTCGTTGTTGAACTTGTTTACTAATAGATTTAATAGTGCTATTCCTGAATTGATCTTCAGGAAGTGGAGAAGATAAACTACTATTTAATTTCTCCAGTTTTTCTATAATTTCTCCTAATACAAGGCCAGCATCCACCAGTACCATTCCGTATCTGTATAGGTGAGTGGCTCTATTACCTTTAGATGTATGATTTAGGAACCATCTCTCGATATTCCCCATCCCAGTAGCTGTAATTTTTGCTTTAGTTTCGTCTGATCGTTTAGTTTCTGGAATGAACATAGTAGCGTCTATTAAATTACCGGCGTTATATTCATATTGCCCCGGATGAGATGCCCATTTACGAGCAATATCTTTAGCAGCTTCATCCACTGGGAATGGAAGCCACTCAAATACATTGGCCATAAACCTAGAATACTCTTCAGGCTTTAATTTAAGCCGATGAGAAATAGGAAGAATTAACCTAAATCGATTAATGTCTTGAGTATGCCGTTTAGTAGTTGAGATCAAGAAGCTATAGTCCTCTAAGAGAGCTTTAGCTGTCGAGATAGTGACGTCACCATCACAATCTAATATAAGTAAGTTGAACCCGGGGATAGCATTATCACTCTTTCTGTGGCCATTCACGAAGCCATGAGCCGTATAATGATATCCCTGAGCAGTAGTTAATTTATATAATTGATCAAATGGCGGATAGTCGACCTGGTAATGATAGGCAATATCCTGACTAATCCCTGCAGTTACAGCATTAAGATCAGTATCTTGGAGAGTTTCTCCAGAAAAGAACTCAATCTCATCTAGAACTCGTTTTCTAATAATAATATTGTTTTTATACCCAAAAGACATAGCTAATGTCATTACATCCCGTCTCTGGGCCTCAGATCCCTTGTAGAAGGGTAATTCTTCAATTAGCTCATGTTGGGTCACCTCATTATTACAATCGGCTAAATAGTGAGCTAGACGCTCATATGAGCCCTGTTTTCTCATGAGAGTGTGGAATGCTTCCCCTGAGTCCTCAACTACACTAATAGCGTAATCTAGATGATCCTGAGTCACTGTATGAGAAGCATCTGCAAATGCATATGCTCCAGCTAATTTAAGGGCCTTATAATAGCGATGCATCATCTCGGCTTTCTGAATTGCCATATGCTCCCTAAATTTATCTGCCTGCTCTTCACAATCCATCTGGTATTGAATCAGGTAGATAGAATCCTCTTCTGACATCTGCAATATTGGATTAAATGGACGCTTTGCAAATTGAGCAAATGCATGCTGGATTTTCTTCATTTCATCAGCTAAGCTTTCATCCACCATCTTTTCGTATCTCTCTTTAGCAGAGGTACATTTAGTTCGGTGAGTATCTATTGTGTAGCCAAATAGTAACCGCCTAGCATAACCAGTTTCCAAAAATTGCTTGAATTCTTCCTCAATTTTACCTCCATCTAATAATTTAGTGGGGGTCCCAAACATCATGAGATTAGTCGGAGTGTTCCCGGGCAGCTCTTCTGATCGGACATTCTCTGCAGTATTCTTAATTAGCTTTTGTTTAATTAAGCCAATGTCATATAACTCTAAGAATGTATTTAAGACGTCAACATTAGCAGCCATATTAGATCCCACTTCATCTAATTCTAGATTCATGGATCCAGCTCCAGCTAATAGTAATTTCTCTCTCATCTGTTTAACAGCTGGAGAGGTACCACTATCAAAGCTAAATGCTAATTCTCCTAATCGATCGAAATGCTTCTGGAATTTATCTTCCTGAATACTGATTTCTTCAGGTAATGAAAGAATGCTTTGACCAGCATTGACTCGAGTTGTCGCTCGTTCTAGTGCCAGAGTCTGGATGTTTTCTTCAGCTTTCTGAGGAAATACAGTATTCAGGAATTCTTTTTTAAAGTGAGATACAAATTCTCTCTCTAGAATATTTGTGGAGTGTCCTTTACCTGTCCCAGATACCATAAGATTAAGCACATATGTATTGACTGGAACTACATCTCGGTCATTAGTTTGAATATTACATCGCATCATAGATGCTACTTTAGATAGATAATATCCAACCAATATCCGAAAGAAATGACGATTATCGTTATTCACTTTACGCACAAGAATATCAACAATCTTTTCAGAAAATGGATGATACTTTTTCATAAATTATTCCTTATAGTCAGGGATTGAAGCAACAACTAGAACGATTTCACCATTACGAGGTACGACGTCTACAATTCCCATCTTACTAGCTACGCCTATATCAGATATCCAGGCAGGGTCTTGAATACGTCGACTAAAAGTAGGATCAGGTCCCATCGAAGGTTTCATAACAATGCTTTTACACAGAGCTAAAAATTCTATAACAGTAACTGGCGTAGTTGTAGCAGTAAATGCTAGATCTCCTTGATATCCTGCATATCCATGGGGTACTCCTGGGTATTTATCATCATATCGGCTATCGCCGGCATCAATACGTACAGTCAGTACTTCTCGCTCTCGAGTGAGTGCTTTAATAAGAGTGCCTAGGTTCATCTGGTTATCCCCACGGGGCCTAGGCTTCATTTTTCGATTAGTTTTCTCTCGGAAATCTTTAACGATTCGTTGTCTCTTCTCTTTCTTAATACGGCGAGTTTCTGGATCATCAATACGCATGTGTTTTCTCCCAGGCAGCTAGACATACAGGAGCAACAGATTTAGCTAATTCCTTCATAGCTTGTGCATACACCTGTATTTCATATTGAGCATGATTGTGGTCTCGTAAACTGAGGAATTTCAGAAAATTGAGTAAATTAACAGTAGCAAACATATGACTATACGTACTTAATGGAAGTACGCTACGCGCTAATTCCCGAGGACAGCCATCTGTAAGTAACTTTTTATATAGCATGAATGCTATATGATTTTGAGCCTGCATTCTTATTCGCATCTCATCAGATTTAGGATGAATAATATCAGTCCGCATTTGTTTATTATCTGCAGATTGGGTGGTAATTTGATCAATTTCAGGGATATAGAATTCTTCAGGAAGTTCTCTGTATCTAGCAGACAGTTCGTTATAACTATTATGAGTACAGAAATTATTAGCAATAAAGTTGTGATCAATATTATCTACTTCAATATCAAAAGTCATTTCTTTACCTATAAATTCAATAGATAGTATACCCATTGAATCAATCCCATTAAAACTTCTACGACTGTTAGTAAATGCATCATCAGAATTATCTTGAGCAGTTCCCCACTTTAAATTAGATGATCTATTGTTTTGAGGACAATCATCATTATGTAATACTTGTAAAGTAGTTTCATTGTTCGTTGGTAAAAATGATTTTGCAACTAATCTAGACACTTGAACTGTTTGCCATTTATCATTTATTTTAATACTGATTACAGATCTTCCTACTGCATTGATAGTAGGCTCTATAATGTTTCCGTGTCTCATTACTCTACCTAAGTTAGATACAAGTACAGTTACATCAGAGCAAGGTAACCATTGTTCAGTACGTAATTCTTTATCGGATAGAGAAGGACAACTAATTGTAGTATTAGGAGCAAGACTATTAATAGTTAAAATTCTATCTTTTCCTATTGTAAGTTTACTGAGAGTTTTCCATCCATCTTCTGTTAAAAATTTATGATCTTTACTAGCTTTAATTGTATTACCGCAGTCTGTAGTAATTTCGAATACTTGCTTTATACCTGATTGCCAACAATCTACAATTTTAGTTGTAGTAATATTTGCCGAATTTTCGATACAATATAATTCCATATTATGTATACGTTCTCGGTTAAATTCACGTAAAGTTCTTTTCTGTTTATCTGGACGCTTTACAGGAGTTATAGGAACATTCCATTGGTCATAAATTTCTTTTAAAGTTTTCCAGTAAGGCTTACCGTCACAAGGCCTAGCAAACTTAAGTTTAGTATCTCCAGATAGGCACCATGTTCTATGCCTGTGCCACTGGCGATATACGAAAATAGGAGCCTTAACTTCAAAGGTGAGGGTTACAGCCTCAAACGGAGTAGAGTGCTTATTTTTCCATAAATAGTTAATAAGCTTACGATCCCCTTCGGTATCATCTCCAGCTCTCCATTCAGCATCATAAGAGACTCTGGCCGCTCGGACGACAGATAGATCCCCACCCATACTGTCGACCAAGCGTACAAAGCCATGGTCTAGTACATCAATTTTATCCATAATAATCTCTTAATTAGTTATAAATAGGCCCTTACTTGGTTGCTCATTCCAGTGGCCAATTCCAGAAGTATTGCCCCGATAGTAGTAAGGGCCTAAAAGTTGAATGGCGAAATACTGAGCTACGCACATGTATCTTGTATTTCTTTAAAGGTCATAGCCTAGGACTGCTCATGAGACCTACCAAATTAATTTCCACCAAAGCATGCATACCAACAAATGTTCCTAAAGGATTCACAACATACTACCTCTGGCGAGGTTGGAGTCACCAGCTCCTCCTGGTGGAATTATAAATTTAATCTCCCACTAGCCAGCATAGCTTCAGCTTGAGTACATAATCCGACTACTGGGCAATACCCACATCTTTTAACTTCCCCAGGTACAGTGACAACTCTACCTACGTTACCATCCTGTCCCTGACGAGCTAAGGCTTCGTCCATAGTGCTAAAGTTTTTAGTAGACCGAGTCATAGAGGCAGGATTTTTGTAGTACTTATAGACCGTTTCAGACGCCCATAATTCTTTATCAGTACATTCGGGAAGTAGATCTTGAGTATACCCAGCTAATTTTT